GATACATCTTTTCATCAGCCTTTAAATGCTGCTCAAAGATTATACGATGTTCAGATAATTGAGTTTTTAAATCGCTCTGATCTTCTTTTATTTGCTTTTGATCTTCTCTAACTTCTTTAAGAAGATCATATAGAAATTTTTCGTTATCCATGTTAGTCTCTACAAAAGATTAGTACATACAGACATAAAGATTATTATCTATGTAAAAAATCCTAACCTATATGTTCGTATAGATTAGGATTTTTTTATAAAATAAATCACAATCTCTAAGGTAAATTAGAAGCTCCAGCACTTTCGTCTTGTGAGCCAGACTCATCGCTTGCTTTGATACCCATGTAAGTAACTTGAATTCTAGAAGTTGCTTTTGCATTATAGCCTGTTGAATAACTAACAGGAACACATCCCTGAACAGTTAGAATAGGCTCTGATCCTGCGTCGCTTTCTCTATCAATTACTGAAATGGTTATGCTTTCAAGCTTTAATAAATCTTGAAGCTTAGGCATTTTTGGAAGAATATGTCCGCCATTTCCAATAAGACGAAATCCAGAGCAGTTTAATGTTACAGCTTCGTAAGAAGTCGGAACAATTTCTGCCGCGCTGAAACGACCTAATAAATGGATAGGTTCTGCGCCTACGTTTACTGAATATGAGCAAGACTCAAAAAGTCCAACTAAAACGTTGTCCACGAAAATTTTCGCTCGCGCGCCTGTCATTGTTTTTGCTATTGCCATTTTTATTTCTCCTTTTATAAACCTTTAATTATGCTTGAGCTGTATTAGTAACTTGGCTAATTTGAATAGAAATTGGAATAAAATAAATAGCAGAAGCTAATTTAATTTCAACTTGAACTTCCATGATTGGCCCATTGATGCTGATTTTAGCGTTTTTCCAACCTAACGGAGCGTCGCTTGAGCCTGCAATCAATTTATTTTTCTTATACCCATCCATTTTACTAGCTAAGAATGAGATACCTGTAGAAGCATCCACATCCGCCAAAGACTGTCCTACGAAAGCTCTTTGGAAAGAAGCGGCCAAATCTAGAGATACTAAATCAGCAGCATACATAGCCTGAATTGAATTGTATACAAAGTTTGTATCTACACCGTAAGTAGTTTGGTCTGATACCCACTTATTTCCTGCGATGTCTTTTTCTAAAAATAATAATCCTGCATCAATAGCTTCTTCGATATCGCCTGGAGATCCTGAATCAAAATCAGTAGGATCTTCATAGCTAATAACGTTAGCTAATTTATTTACGATAGCTTTATAGAAACCTGCCGCCTGCATACCGGCTGCAATACAAGCTGAATACCAAGGTAGAAAACTAACAATTTCACCAGCCGAATTAACTGAGCTTGCTTTTTGGAATGATAAAGAAACTCTAGCATTTGCTAAAGATCCTGCTTTACTCTTAGCGTTAGAGAAAGTTCCCCAATAGCTTAAGAAAGCTTGTCTATGTTTTTTAATTTTTGCTACACTCATCTTCAATACATGAGATTTAACCGCAGCATGAACCGCATCAATACTATAAGTAGATAATGATTCTGTTAAGCCTTCTGCAATATCATCCGCAGCGTTTCTTGAGAAAAGAGGTATAATGAAGTTAACATCAACGCCTTCAAGAGCATCAACCGCAGAAACAAAATTTGCAGCAGTTGTAGCGCCCTTAGCTCCGCCTGATAGATAAACTAAAGAAGCCATTTCGTCAGGAAGACCCGCCGTTGCCGTTGCAGAAAAGTCTAAATTAGCACTTTCTGCTAATTTTTTAGCAAAGTTACTAGCGGCTTTCTTGATTCTTCCAGCTTTAACTAAAGATCCTGTCGAACAGATCCCTGCTGCAGTAACTTTATCTAAAACTGTTGCAGGATTTTGTGCTGCTGTAGAAATTACAGAGCAAGAATATCCAGCTTGAGAATTAATAAAATCAGCCAAGTCTTTTAAAGTAGAGAATTCAGATAAATTAATGCTTAAATTAGCTCCAACTCCGCCAACTACGCTAGTAGTTAAAACGTTTGAAGCGCTAATAGTTAAACTAGCAGTTGTCCCTTCATATCCAATTAACATTGCTACTTCTGCTTTAGCAAGTAGACTTTCATTTACATTTACATCAGCTCTTTTAATATCTACTTGAACTTCTGGCTCTTGAGAAGAAATTGATAGGCCTTCTGAAAGACCAAAATCAGCTAAATCTCCAGAAGAATCAATTAGTTCAAATGATTTTCCAAAGCCTTTTGAGTTAGCAGCGGCGTCTACATCTGTCTTAATTAAAAGACTATCAGCGGCTGCACCGACTACGCAAGTTAAACCTGCTGGAAGTTGAGCTGCAATTTCAGCAGCTAATTCAGCAATTGTATCGTGATCTGTAGATGTTGCGCTTAAAGTTACAACTACTGCAGCTCCACCATTTAATCTAACTGAAAAAGATTTACTATCTAAAGCCGCTCCTAAAGAAGCAATTGTTGCTCCGTTAATAGCTGCGCCTTCCTCATCAGCAGAATTTGTAATCAAATAATTGAATTTATTTCCATCGACACCAGCAATTTTAGCTGATAATGTGCCGTAAGCAGAAGCAACGGTTGCTTGAGCTTTTGATCCTGCATTTGTCTTCACAATATAAATTCTATTAGCTGAGCCTGTTATATTAGCATCGTTTGAAGAAGAAGCTAAAGCTCTGAAGGCGTCAATGATTGGCCCAGAAACATATTTTTTAGTTACAGAATCTATTTGATCTGGAGTAAAGAAATTGTCTTTTAAAGCTTCAGCAGAAAAATCATCTCCACCAGCGGCTTCACCGATGATAGCGATATTTCCTGAGCTTGCAATTCCGATCGGTTGAGATTTAACAGAAGTGTTAAAATAAGCTCCCGGTCTATTGGTGTTTACAAAAGAATTACTTAAACGTTGTGACATATTTTTCTCCTTAAATTATAATTTGTATCCAAAGTTAGCTATACCATCTTCAAACTTTTCTGGCTTATCGTGCTTAATAGCTTTTAGATGAAGCCAAATAATTTCTTCCATCTTATTTTCTAAGCCGAGCTTTCTTTTCGCCTTTATAAAAAATTTGCGAAACTCTTCTCTTACAACTTCTTCATCCAAAATCTTTGGACTCACCGTTACCGCAGAAGGAATTTTTTCAACTTGATTTTGTTGAGTTTTTACTATATATCTATCTTCTTTTCTATACTTACTCATTAGTAACCTTCATTTGTTTTTGGCGGCTTTGGTATCTTATAAGATTGTTTTGCCTGCTTTACTTGCTGCCCAGCCTGTCCGCCGTCTGCGCTTGGCATTTTAGGTTCTTTAGGAGCTGCGCTTCCTGCCGACATTTTTGGCTGCTTTGGAGCAGATGTCATTTTCGGCTGAGCCGAAGGAGCCGCACCTTCTTCCGACTTAGGAAGATTTGGCTTAGGCATAGCTTTCATTTCTGAAAGAACTTTCTTATGAGTATCTTTAATTGACTCTTTATTCTTAAAATTAGGGGTTTTTCTAGATTCTAACCCAGCGTGAGAAAAACCAGAGCCTTTCTTTTTTGCGGAAAAAATTTCTCCACTAGCAGCAGGTCTCGCAGGTCTGTGAACGCCTTTTTGTTCAGAGTCAATCGCCTTATCATCCTTATGAGCTTTTCTTTCCCAAATAGCAGCTTTCTTTAAATCTTCCTTCTTATCTTCGCTCTTCTTAACCGCACCAGGCCAATTAATTTGTTGAGCAATTGAAGGAGTCGATGTAGGAGCAGGAGTAGGAGTTGCGCTTGCAGTTCCCATAAACTTTTCCATCTTCTTATTCTTTTTCTCAGCTCTTGTTTTAATGAACGATTCAAGCTTCTCAGCTTTTTTAATTTTTAAACCTTGACCTTTTTCAGCTTTTTCTTCATAAAGTTTTTCGCCATCTTTTTGTTTTTTGTTGGCTTCTTTATTTTCTTCAGCTTTGTTATCTTCAGGATTAAGAGTCTTACCTTTTTCAGCTTTTTCTAAAGTCTGTTTGTAAGAGCTTTTTTCATAAACTTCTTTCACTTTCTCTAGGATAGCTTCTGCCACTTCAATAGGTGAATACGTTTTTTCGTCGCTCATATTTTCCTCTCTCTTTAATATCTTAAAGATTATTACTCATTTACCTGTTTTCTGATTTTTTAATTGCCTTTTTCTTTAAAAATTCCTTAACTTTAGATCCTTTATACATTACGCCGGGTTGAGTAATTGGAATTTCCTTTTTAGGAGCCTGTGCTATATCATTTGGATCGGCTATATCATTAACAATATCTTGCACAGCCTGAGTCCCTTTTGAGGACAAGGCTTTTACCATAAGCTTATGTAAAGCTTTTGCTAAATCTTGAGGTACTTCGTAAGTGTCTGTTTTTTCGTTTTTATTACTCATAAGTATTTCTAATTACAAAGATTATTATTCATCTTTAATTGTTTTCCATAAATCATTATTTTCTTCTTCGCCATCTTTATTGCTTAAGATTTTGATCCCAGACTCTATCGCATCGCCTTCCTTTTTTGCGGTATCGATAGCTTCTATAAAACGCATAGGAGTTTTAACCCAGCTTTCCTCACATTGTCCTGACAAGGTTATAAATCTGGAATATACATGTTCGCCAATGCTTTCAAAAGCATCATTTTTGACTAAATCAGAGCAGGAAATATTGCTTAGTTGAAAATTCTCATGTTCTAACAGTCCTTCTCTATATCTTAGTAAGATATATTTCACCACAGAAAATAGGAATATTAAATCAGAAGGATCTCCGTGCGCGTGACAGCCGATACTATATGTTTCTTGGGAAATGATACGTTCTCTTCTAGCTCTATAAACTTGATATTGAGGAATGATTCCCAGTTTATTTGCTGTTATTTCAGTATCTTGGGTGATTATGACTCTATTCCCAGTCAAAGTATCATTAACTATGTAGCCGTTACCTGTTTGAGGATCTACAACTACCATACCCTTAGAAACAAACTTTAGATTGTAACTTTCAGGAAAAATTAACGTACCTGACGATTTTTCATAGCTTATTATTTCGGTTGGCTTAACGATATATTGTATTGGCTTTCCTATTTTTTCCGAGGAGTATTCTTCAGTAAAAATAGACTGATCAGATAAGGTTGCTAAAGATTTATCTTCGACTGAACTTCCAAGAGCTATCGTAACACATGGAACTTCTTCTTTATCCAGTCGGTATTTCATAAATACTGGTATCTTATTATTTAAGATATACTCTTTTGCTCTTGCAATTTCCTTCATTCCATAACGATCTCTGAGAACGGGATTTTCTAGCAATGAAGAAAAACACTCTTCAATGAGCCAAGGATTTTTTCGCATATCCTCTAAACCCATTTCGATACAATTTTTTATAACTAAATCACCCTGAAAAAGCATTTGCTATCCTTGTAATAACTACATATTAAAGATTACTATTTTGAACCTTTACCCTATGAAAAACAAATGTTTAGATTATAGAGGATTAAAAATTAAAGATAACATAATCAAGCCAGGAAGAAAAAGCATAAAACTTCTTGATATTTTATCTTTTAAACTCCACTCTTTGAAGTCTGAATTACAAATTATAAAAATATTAATTGTCTGTGAAATAATCAATAATAACATTAGATTAGCGTTGTTTTTCATCAAATTTACTCAATATATTAGGTAAAATAGTATTATTCCATTCCGTTACAGCCCACTGATAAGCTTTATCGATAATATTCGCAGCAGGCCTACCAGGATGATACCAAAGTCCTTCTTCTCTATGTTTTTCAGAAATAATTCTAAATGTCATTATATCTCTTCTAACTTTTCCTGTTTGTTTATCTTTTGATTGATAAATACTTAATCCGTGAAGAGCTTCGTATTTTGCCATCTTCGAAGGTCTAGCGCTACTGATTTTATTTTCACCTTTAAAGGTGTGAAGAAGCCCTACTCTAGGACTTCCATCAGGATTTGTTTCTATTTTTTTATAAGGAATGTCTCTTTTCTTTAATTCCGCTCTGATCTGATCAGTTAAAGCTTTTGCTTTTGAAGATTGTTCCGAAGGTTTTTTAGAATGCTCAAAAGGAATTACTGCATATTTTTTGCCATCTTTAGATACTCTAGCGGACTTTCCGTTTAAAAGCCATTCCATGAATCTTCCACCTTCCATGCCCTGTTCCATAAATCCGGCTTTTTTTAAATCTACTGAAACTACCCAAAAATTAGGCTCTACTTCTTCAAATGAAACGGCTTCCTTATATTTTCCAGCCAATGATCCAAGCTCTTCCGTTGCAATTTCTAAAACTTTGGCATGACTCATTGAAGCTAAGGCTTTAGCTCCTTCTTGAACACTTTCTGTTACTTGATTTTTTAATTCACCAAACTTTTCAGAAATACCTTCTACATTAATGTCAAAACGAATATAGGACATTAATCCTCCGATTCTGGCCCTTCATAAGACTCTGCAGGAGAAGATTTTGGCTTCATAGGCTTGGTGTGAGGTGATTTTGTAGGAATTTTAGTACCTTTTTGTCGGTCGTGTGCCACCGATGTAGGATCTCCGTCGTAGTCACGAATGATCCCCCTACGAATTTGACGCCAAGACATTTTTTGTTTGTCTCCATCAAAAACTTTTATTTTGCCCTGTTTTACAGTGCCAACTGGAGCTTGAGGTCTAGGGATGTGCTTAAAAGCTTTGTCTGGCAACTTTCCCTGAAGATGTGTCGCCAGACCTTTTACTTTTTTTGATTTTTCTTTAAGTTGTATTGAGAAAATTCTTTCTTGAGCATCGGCTTTTTCATTCGCTTCTGCTCTTCAATGACTTTTCTATGAGCTTGCTTAGCTTCTTGTATGTCAGATTCTTTAAAAGGATTTTTTGTTTTAATCCTTCCAAAAGAAGAAGCTTGTCTTGCTTTGTGTCCAGCTTCAGATTCGCCCGCGACAGTCTTGCCAGATGGAACTTTTCTTGGCTTATGAACACCTTTCATTTTATCTTCAGACTTAGGAAGATTTGGCTTAGGCATAGCTTTCATTCCTTCTAGGTTATCTATATGCCTTTGTTTTACTCTGTTTTTATAATTTTTAATCTGCTTTCTATTTAGAGGATCTCCATAAAGACCCTTTCCTTCATTTAATTTTCTCCAAGTGTCACCAACAGTAGACCCCGTACCCTCAAGAGGGTTTGTGTTGAACACATTGCCCTTACCTTTAAAACCTGTTTTTGCTTCCACTCTGGAATCAGGGGCATAATGAGCTTTTTGGGCTTCTTTAAATCTTTTTAGTCTAACGTGTCTTTTTGCTTTATCGCTTAGCCCCTCGTCAACTCTGGCTTTAATTAGGTTTTCTGATTTTCTAACGTTCATATCGGGCTTCTTCAAAGGTTTCATTTTGAAATCTTTTTCATGAACTTGTCTTGGGCCTTTTACTTTACCATAGTCATTATCAAAATTTACAGAATGTTGACCTTGACCATGAACTCTAGCAATTGATCCTGCTCCAAATTGAGAATGAATCACTCTATCACCTTGCTTGAGGCCTGATCCTGATTCAGATTTCTGCATAGCTGGAGCTTGTTCTTGCTCTTCTTCAGGAAATTCATTTTGAAACTGCTCCTGATCCTGAGCTTGTTTCATATCTCCCTGAGCATCTATCTTGAATTTTTTTGCCATTTCAATCATACCACGTAAGACAGTCATCATACTTTGATATAATTCAGGATTTTGATCTTTTAATTGATTTAAATATTCAGCATTAGCTTTAAACGCTTGAAGAGAATCCATGATTTCTTCTCTTAATTCTTCGTCCCATTGAGGCTGAGCATTCATTTGATCTTCTGGCATTTCGCCTTCAACTTCAGATTCGCCCTGATCTTGCTGATCCGCGTTAGCATGAAACATATCTGAAATAGCTTGTTGATTACCTCTTTGTTGAGATAAAGCATCTTCTTGCTCACCCATTTCTGATTGATCTTCGTCTTCATATTGACTTTGCATTTCTGCATCTTCACCCATATCTTCTGATTCTTCAGAATTTAAATGCTCAGGATTTTGAACGTCATCTTCTGATAATTCGTCATATTCAGGCTCTTCTGATTCAAAATCTCCTTCTTCATCTTCACCATTTTCAGTGTGATGTCCAAAAACATTTTCTTCTTCATCGGCCTCAATGATATCATCATCTAGCTCATCATCTCTATTTTCTTGAGCATCATGAACAAATTCTTCATCTTCGTCCATATCTTTTTCATGCTCAGGTTGAGCTTCTTCCATCTCTTCAGATCCGTAATCTCCGTCAACTTCATCGGCAGGAACATCAATTTGCTCCATATCCTCATCTTCTGATTCGTCTTCGTATTCATCTTCTGATTCATCTTCTGATTCGTCTTCATCTTCGTATTCATCTTCGTATTCATCTTCAGCCATTTCAGGCTCTTCTGAATCTTCTTCACCCTGAATATTTTCTAATTCTGACTGTTGTTCAGCAGCTTCATCAAGATCATCATCATGTTCTGGACTTTCTAATGTATCTACTAATTTTTTATGCTCTTTAATGAACTTGTCTTTAGGCATTTTGACAACTTCTTCGCCGTCTTCGCTTTCAACTTCTGTACCGTCTTCGTCTGAATCTTCATATTCGTCTTCAGCCATTTCAGGCTCTTCGACATTTTCATCGTCTTCATAAGATTCGTCGCCGCCTTGTTCGGCTTGGCCTTCTTCTACTGATTCATCTTGAAGCTCAGAAGCTTCAGGTAAAGAATCTTCTTCTTCCATATTTTCAAATTGTTCTGATTGATCGTCCCCACTTTCTTCGCCTATAGATTCATCCATAGAAGGATCATATTCTGCAATTTGACCTTTAGCATTAGCTTTTGCATAAATTAAAGCTTTTGAAGCTTCACTAACACTTCCGCCAACACCTATTGTTAATCCGTGACCGACTGAATCTCCAAAATTTTGTTGAATTTCTTCTAAATGATCTAAAAGTTCGACTGGAACTTGGTAAATACCTTCATCTCCTGAAGCCGCAATAACTCTACCGCCATTGCTTTGAACCCATTCATCGATCGCTCCATGAGCTTCATTTAATTGTTGACTGAAACTAGACAATCCCTCATGATCATCATTAAGGATAGCATCGCCAATTTTTCCGCCAACGTCATCTGCATTTAAAGCGATAAAGATTTTATTGTTCATATCAAACCTCTTTGATTTCTTTTAAAGTATCGACTAGCATTTCGATATTCTCAGTTTCAAATCCAGCAGGGAATTTAAAAACCACTTTGCCTTCTTCATTTTTTTTAAATTTAACACTTTTTCCGTTATGATCGCCATAACAAACACAAAGTTTTAAACTTTTTTCACCTGATTTAAAAAGAGCCGTTTTACAATCGGGGCATTTAATTTCATTTTTATTAATTTCAACTTTATTTTCTTTTCTTTTAGCTTCTTTTTTATCCAAAAATTGTTTTAGCTTAGATTTTTTATTTTCCGCCATTGCTAAAACCGGAGTATCTTGAGGAGCGGTTGCGCTTACATCCAATTCCATAGATTGTTCTAATGCGGCTTTTTTATTTTCTTCTTGAATTTTAATAGCCACGTCCGCCACCTTTTGAGTAATTCTTTCGTTTATTAGTTTATTAATAGCTTCTCTTTCTGAAATCTTTCTTTCAACAACTTCAGAGACCAAATGCTGAAGACTTAGTCTTTCATCAATTATTCTTTGAAGGTCATTAACTTTATTTTCTTGTTTCGGATAAAACTCTACTTGTTTCTCTATAGTTTCTACATCGTAAAGTTCAAAAGCTGACATCAAGATTAGCCCAATTGAAGGAAGTGGGCGATATTTAAATTCTGTTACAACTTTTCCTTCTTTATAAATTATACCACTATAGGTGTCATAATTAAGTTTATTTACTTCCATCCAAGCATTTGCAAAGGGAAGTTCTATTTTAGCAAACTCACCTGGTTTCTTGCTTTTTAAATGTAAAAATAAAAAAGATAGAACCGTTCTCGGCACTATCTGTAAAGCAATTCTAATCTCACTAGGGTCTGCCATCGTATTTGTGGCAGGTTTTAATATCTCAAATTTTTCAAGCTCTTGAAAAAAATCTTCCCCTAATAAGCTTTTAACCAATTCGGTTTGCTTATTGTTCATTATTAGTCCATCATCATTGTATCATCTTGAATTAAAAAAACCAATAAAGCCGCATTATTTGTTACGGCCCAATCCATTTCAGAACTAGCCAAATAAGTCCAGTCATTCCCTTTACAAGGAATCGCCGGCATACCATTAGCATCAATTGTTCCAATTGCTCCGGCAGCTACTGTAGCATCATCTCCAAATCTTACAGAATAAGCTGTGGCGCTTGTATTATAAATAGCTAAATGAGATCCAGCTCCAACTCTTTGAGGTGTTGTACAATCTAATGTCCAGCTAGTTTCAGTCAATTTAATAGGAATAAGCGAAGGGCCTACTGATAAATTTTTCTGCCCTCCAGCATAGTCATTATACTGATGGGTTTCAATGTGATTGGGGTCAAAAGTATGACCGTCATCTTTAAATCTTCTTTTCTTTGCCATAAACGCTCCTAATATTAAGATTGCTACTATTCGAAATTGTTAATATTTACCTTTATTTGGTACTTATTTGGATCAATATTTTCTGTAGGTTCTGGCGCCGTTCTTTTATCAATTGTATTGACCGGATTGCCTTCCCCAGCTTCCCCTCTATTCTTATTATGAAACACATATTCCCTACAAATCATCGCTTGATAAGGCATTCTGGCGGGCTCATTGCTAGTATCAGTATTAGTAATTCTTACTTCGTTTAAAAGTCTTTCTACATACCAGAAAGCAAGATACTTGTATCTTATCCCGTAAACTCTGCCTTTACCAGTGTCTGGATCTATGCCAGGTGTTTTTTCGGCAGCCCACTTAACGTTTCCATCTTTATTAATTGTAAAATGAACACCTTCTTTAAATTCCTCTCCGGTAGAATCGATTAAGAATTCTACACAGGAAATCGGAAACTGAGCGTAATCAACGCCTTTAGGGTTATATTCCATTTTTTGATAATTTGGAACTTTAACTTCTATTTGTTTTGGATATACGCGGTCGCCAGGAAGTAGTGATATATCGGTTTTATCCGGATAACAACAGACATCATAGGTTTTAGGCAATATAAGCCTTGCCGTGCTATTGTCCATGACGCCGCCATCGATATCATGGTGAGACTTGGAGTTTCCTACGATTACCCCAGTAAATTCTCCAATTTTTTTGTATATCATACCATTTGACGACATTGTATCCAAAGAATCCGGCCTACGATATTCGCCTTTATCTTTCATGCCGATCGGCGAAGGAATAGCCGCCCAATGCTCTAATATTATGCCTCTTCCTTTTACAAATTGCTCTTGCGTATCTAGATTAAACTTAATCTCAGGAATACCAGAGGGTATAGCTAATTTTTTATCGGACATTTGATTTTCTTCTTAGCTCTTTCATAGCTACTTTTATTTGTTTTTTTATTGTTTCAGTTTCTTTTATTTTGGACATTTCTAAAAATCTTAAACAAGTCTCTAAAACTGTTAAACTAGCTTTTTGATCAAGCAAAAGCTTTTCTCTTTCTTCTTTAATATCCTTTAAAGAAACTACATTATCCAATTTTTAAACCCATTTTTTCAGCTTTCTTGATAATAGCTTTGCCAATTAAAGTTTCTACCGGATAATTAGAGTCTGTGACATTTGTATCATAAATTTTAAGCACGTCCCCCTCAACTCTAGTTCGACATACTCCAAGGTCTATTCCTTGATTTGTAACAACAAAGTCTACAACGTGATCTTTAGATAAAGTGTAAACTTCTATGCCTTTAATCACTAAATCATTAGATACAACACTGTTGTAACATTCTACTTTTTCTAATTGAGATATTTCTGATTTATGGATTGCAGGAGCAAAATCTTTTTTAAATTCTTTTTCTAATTGAAAAGAAACTATAGCGGGGTGAGATCCGGCCGCCAGTGCTTCTGCTTTTTTGGCTTCTTTATTTTTTTTACCAATAGCAACGTTGAATCCTCCGTGCAAATGAATAAGTTTAACCTCATCTCCATTTAGGGTTCCGATACTTTTGATGCTTTTGATTTCTTCAGGTCTAATATCCATAATTCCTCTTTTTTAAATGATCTTTTTATAAAAGATTGCCATTCAATTAAGAGATTATTCCATATCTATGTATTGAAAATCATTTAAAACATTGATTCTAGATCTATTAGAAGATAGTGCAGATACCATCTCGCTTTTCTTATTTTCATAAATACTTAATATCTTTCGCATCTTATCAAGATTACGGGGCTCTATGTAATTCATAAAATAATGAATTTCTTGATCCATATCTATAATTACCTTAGCCAATTCGCACCATGTCATATTTTTAACGGCTTCTTTATGGTATTTTTCTGACTTTTTTAATGATCTTATTGTTTTGTCCAGTGATACTTTTCCACCAGTTTTTGGTAGACTTTTCTTTTTTCTGGATTGCTTGCGTTGTATCTTGTCCACCAATGTTTCTCCTTTTTAGAATATCTTTTCTTAAAATCAGCTAAAATAATAGCGCCAGATTCCAAAGAATATTCGACGTCTTTAAGCATTCTTGGTATATCCATTTTTAAAGATTGCGCTGTACGCCAATTTATCTGAGACATTCCAAAATCCTGACAAATCTTGGTGTTAATAGTTACTTTTTTACCTTTGTTAATGATAGCTTTGTGACACCCTTTACTATCAAGGCGGTATTTATTTTCCTGCATAAGCATAGCCGCATAAAGATGAGGGTCTATATTGTGCTTTACAGCTATTCTAGAAATAGCCTTCTCTAGAAGTAAAGCTTCCCCTGAATCAATTGGAAAATCTACTTTCAATCTGTTTGTGTAGATCTGACATGCAAGAGGTCTTTTTTTACAATCTAGAGCAGAAGATTTAAAAGAAATTATTAAAGATATTATACATATTAAAACTTTCATAAAATATATTATAGCACATATAATATATAAAGTCAAGTCTATAAAATTAATAACTTAGAAAGTTTGATGTAAATAAAAAGCCCAGCAAAAGCTGGGCTATTTTATATCTCAAAAAAGAGATTATTAAGAAATTTGTCCTTCGATGTTCTCGAATAGAACGTTCTTACGAGGTTGCTTAACAGCAAGACATAAGAAACGGAAATGAGCTTCTGGTAAGCTTAAATCACTGATAGCAAGCTTTAGTCTTTGGTAAGCAGCTAATTGGTGAATTCCCATTGTGTTTGATTGTAATAAGAAACCAGTAACTGAGCCTGGCTTTCTGTTTCCAAGGTCAACAAATGAAGTACTTCCGACACCACTAGCAGCAACTCTTCCAATAAATTTAGCGTCTGCAGCAGATCCGCCAGCTTTAGAACGGTAAACGTTGAAAAACTTAGCGCCTGTAACAGGAGCGATTGTTAGAGTTACGTGTTGAGCAGCAAGCACACCTTGAGAAACGTCAGCAGATTTAACTGATTCGCCTCTTTCGTTAGCTGCAGTTACGAAATAAACGTAAGTTCCTGCAGGGATAACAGCGTCTGCACCAGCAGCGGCAGCCGTAAAAGACGGAGCAGCAGGAGATCCAGAGCGAGCGCGAGCTGGCTTAGTTTTTCCAGAAAGGAAACGAGAAGCTTCTAAAGAAACAATTGAAGACGCTGTCCATTGAGTTCTCAATTGAGCGCCAGATGCTTCCTGTGGAGAACCAGCAAGCATAATTCTTTCTTTTGCAAAAGCGATTTTGTTATATTGAGCCAATGAAATTGGATCAAGGATTAGTTTGTCAGCAGAACCGTGATTCATTGCAGAACGAACAGCACCATCTTCGATTACTGATTGAGTCATTGCTCCATTTACTGAAAGAATAACTGATTGATCAGAACCGTACTCTTGGAACATAAGATCCTGAGTATTAGAAAGAGCGTCTGACATACGGATTTGAGAGTCAACGCCAACCATGTTAGGAACTTTAGCAATTGCTAGTGGGTTTCCATCGAAAACACCAGCGCTTGAAAAATCCGCTTGTCCACGGAAAAGGTCGAATTCAATATCAGCAGCAATTTTCATTGCAGCATCATTAGCAGCTCTATCTTCAGCTTTTGCGCCGTCGAAAGCTCCGATCATATTAGCAGCTACAGACACTCGGCGTGTTGTAGAGTAATAAGACATTGGAACTACAGCTCTTACGTAGTTAGAAGTATCTTCTTCACCGATACCGCCTTCATACTGAGCTGAACCACCAAAAATACCGTAGTCTAATTGACGGTTATATTGGATTAAAGTTGATTTTGCTTCTTTAGACGATAACATCTTTTGTAGTTTGATGTGTTGGTCTTCGAAACAAACGTTCTCCATTACAGGGGAAAGGTCTTCCATCTGTAGTGCAGAACCTTGGGTTAAAGAACTCGGAGCAGCGTTGTATTGTCCTGCCTCCAGAGCTTTGATTAAATCTGTCAATTGTTCGACCATAATGTCCTCCTATAGTAGATGTTTAATCGAATCAATAGAAGCATTGTTTACACAATAATTGTTAATAGCTTCTCTATCTGATTTGTTAAGGTTAATATCTCTTGCTTTAATTGCTAATTTAGCAATAACTTCATTTTTTGAAAGCGTTTTTTCTTCCGCTTTTTCTTCTTCAGACTTTTTAACATAATCTAAATTAGTAATAGCTTTTTGCTTTGGAGCTACAAGAACTTTGTTCTTTACAAGCTCAAGAACTTTAGAATATTGTTCAATACTCTTTTTAAGTTCAGCGTTTTCAGCTTTTACTTTTTCAGAATCTTCAGTTGAAACTGGAGTTTCAGATTTTGTCATTTCTCCACATTTTTCCACTTCTTCTTCCTTTTCTTTTTTAGACTCTTTTTTGTCTTTCTTGTCTTCTTTTTTCTCTTCTTTTTTCTCTTCTTCTTTCTCTTCTTCACCGAATAGAGCTTTCTTAAGAGATTTATAGTGAGCTTCTGCTTCTTTTTTGTTCATGGATTTATACATTTTTTCCATTTCAGCAAAATCTTCATCGTCGTAATCTAACTCTGATTCAGATTTAACTAATTCTTCATCAGCTTTAACCTGAACTTCAGCCTTATTTAGACTTTCAGCAAAAGTAGTTTCTATCTCACTAATGATTTTTAGCATATCTTGATCTGAATATTTTTTCATGCCAAACTCCTTATTAGTTGTTGATAGTTAATTAAATTCCCTTAGTCGGCCACATTACTTCAAATTCTAAAGATGCAGCTACAGCAGCGGCATTAATAGCAGCTTCATCTACGGCCGTTCCGTTAGCAATTTCTTTAACTTCAAGTTTAATTCCACACTTACATACTTCTTGAAGTACTTTAGCAAGGTCTAATTGACTTGGAGTTTGTTTTCCGGCGCCGTCTAATTCATAAGCTAATTCAATAGCGTGAGGTGAGAAGGCAAGATTAGCGTTTCCAAATACATCTTTAGAAACAGCGTCTTCAGCTTTCATTCTAAGTAAAATAACTTCATCTCCAGCAGCTACAGCGCCACCGTTAGATAATTTTAACATTGGCCAGCCATTAGCATCCAATGATTCAGCTACAGTGTCAATTGATGCGCTTCCTTTAACTCTTTGTTGAAGTTTTACTTTTAGTTCGCGAAATTGAGCGACTGATTTTGCAGTACTTTTCATAATTTTTACTCCTTTTACATGTTTTCCGAAAGTCATGTGACTTTTTAAGTCTATAAGTAAAATATTTAATATTATTTAATAAAATTCAATAAAAACAACAGCCTACAAAGGCTTTTTCGTTCGTGTTTTTTTATAAGTATTCAAAATTCCTACAATATATATATTGCTATCGAGTGTAACAATCTTTATATCTGCAGGAGAAAATTATGACTCACGATATTAAAACCGGCACTTTCATTGACGGAATTGCGGCCTCAGAACACTTAGATACATCGGGCGAGAGAATCATGATTGACGGAGTGGATACATCTTCTTTAGCATCCTCCGGCGTCTTAAATTTTGAGCATTCCTCAAAAGAAGCATCTCAAATTGTCGGAAAAATACTAGAAGCTAAGAAAATTTTTAGCGAAGATGATTGCGAAAACGAAAGGCATAGACATTTTTGGGAAAAATGCAAACTTCCTTATATCTATGTGATGGGAGAGCTTTTTGACGGAGTAGGACACCAAGGCGCTAAAGAAGTAGCAGCAATGCTTCGTTATGATGAATTAAATAAGCCAACAGATCCTAACCATAAGAAATTAATAAACTTTTCCATAGAAGGTTCTAGGCTTCAAACAGAAGGCGGAATTGTTAAAAAATGTATAGCAAGAAAAGTTTCTATAACTATAATTCCATGCAATAAGATTTGTGAAGCTGAAGAATTAAAAAAAGAGAACGCTCAATCCTTAGTCTCTTTGGCAGATCTTTTTAGAAAATCCGAGGAAACTCAAATCGAACTTTATAAATCTGATTTTAAAAGATTTCTTGTTGGCAAACAAACAAAAGAACAGGCTACCGCTAAAAAAACTCCTTATAAAAATATTTCTCAATTAAGTCCTTCTCAACCTGAAACGCATAGACCTTCTAAGCCAGCTTCATCAATCGTTAAACCGGCAACAGGTAGCACAAAATGGGCGACAGGGGAAAGAATTTCTTATTCTCCACGTAAAGAAAAACCCCAAACAGGCGCTAAATTATATGGAGATCCTGAGTTTTGGAAAAAAGGCGAAATAGATACAGAAGATTCAGTTAGAAAAAAAATTGTTAAATCTATTAAAAATAAATTGGTTGAAAAAAACGAAAAAAACGATGAAATTGAAAAAAACGAAATCAGTTTTTCATTGTATGAAGCCGCTTTAAAAGCACTGGCTGAGGAAGCTTTTGCTTCTTTTGAGAAAAAAGAAGAGTTAATTCAATCAATTAGACAAAAATATCCTGAATGGAGCGATTCTGAAGTTCTCAGTATGGCTAAAACTTTTAGTTATGTTCAGTTAAAGAAAAAAGAAGCTGTCTTATTTAAGATGATGAAAAATAAAAATCTAGAAAAATCCAAAGAAAAAGACAAGCCCTTTCATGGATATAACAAAAAAAGACACTCCCCTACTGGCGGATTAAATGCTAAGTTTCGTGAAAAGTATAATAGAGAAACAGGATCAAATCTACAGGCTCCGGTCACAGAAAAAAATCCAACTGGGAAAAAAGCCGCTAGAAAAAAATCTTTTTGCGCTCGTATGAGCGGAGTATCTGGGCCGACATCAAAAGACGGTCAATTAACACCCAAAGGCGCCGCTTTAAAAAGATGGAGATGCTCCAAAGCTGAAGAGTCAAATATAGAAGATATGACAGCAGAAGAGCAACAGATGGATAAAAGTAGATGTTGGGAAGGGTACGAACCTACTCCAAATAAAAAACCATATTCAAAAGGTTCTTGCCGTAAAAAAACTTATAAATCAGAAGAAGATGAGTAAAAAAGAAAAAAATAAAAGAGTTTCTCTGCTACTCATTAAAGATAAAAAAGATAATATTTTAATGGGCAAAAGAAACGATAGCGGATTATGGACAGGGCCAGGCGGTCATTGTAATGAAGGTGAATGTCCTTGGGCTGCTGCTGTCAGAGAATTAAAAGAAGAAACAGGATTAGACGCTAAATCTTTAAAACTATTAAATGTAAGCAAAAATAAACAAGGCAAAATGATATATTTATTTGGAGCAGAAGTAGAGGGCAAAATAGACGCCTCTAAAGATGCTGATAAAGAATGTGATAATTGGTTTTACGTCGATCCTATTGAAGTAGCCGATACACTCCATGTACCGGCTCCTGATAATCTTTTAATCAAGTTTTGGGCTATGCCTTAGTCTTTTTTGTTTTGTTTAAAACAAATCCAGCCTCTTCAGCTTCCTTTGCCGATAAAGATCCTTTGGATTCGTCTTCACGTTTGGTTCTTACATAATCAATCTTTTTGTAAGACACAAAAGTACCAGCAGGCACTTCAATTTTATAAACCAATCCTTCCTTGGATTGAAACATCGTTCCTTCCCCTAGAGATAGCATTAATTTTTCTAATTCCTCATTTAAAGCTTTTAATTCTTTAACCAAAGCTTCTTTTTTAGAAGCTAATTCTACAAATACTTCTTTAGTAGAAGTGTTGTCAACAGTAGTTTCAGTTGATGTTTCAAGTGTTGTTTGCATATTTTTCTCCTTTTTCATAATTTAAATTATACCAGAAATAAAATAAAATACAATAAATATATTCAACTATAAACTATTGATTTTATTTGATTTTAAATAAAAGCTTTATTCCTTCGACACCTTTTTCAGTTAAAACTTCTTCTTCTTTTATTAAAATCCATCCAAATATTTGCATATCTTCTTTACATTCTTTTATTAGTTCTTGATCATCTTTGGGAAAAACAAAATCAATTTCCTGTTCCTTCATTATTACTCCGAAAATAAGAATTTTCCTCTAATACCAAAATGCCCTTTTAGATGCTTTCTTTTTGCCATAATTTCATAAGCAAAAGCCAATTCTTCTTCTTCAATTCCGCATTCTTGAATTGCAATAGTTGTTATAATTTGCAAATTACCAATATATTTTACAGGATAAATTCTATGGTCATCTGATTTTAATTGATATCTCTGATCTTCTGGTAAAAATTCTAATGTAAACATAAAACCTCCTAATGAATAAACTCTCTAATTTCTTTCTCGTTTTTCTCTAGTGCCTGAATAGCGTAATCAAGTCCTTTGCAAGCTTTAATTAATCCCATAAAGTATTTTTTATTATAAGCTTTTTGCTTATAATATTTTTCTTCCAATTGAAATTCTTTAATTTCAATTTTCATTAAATCTCTTTGTTTTTCAAGCATCTTCTTTAGTTCCACTCTTCCTCCGGAAGATACAGCACATTTCCTGCTATATCTATATATCCCGCTTCAATTAACATTGCTGCGGTTCGGCCATAATGACCCTGAAGCTTCCATGCTAATTTTGTTTTGACCAGCTCCCCAAAAAGATGAATAGTCTCAGACTCGGATAGCTCTCCGTTTTCATATTGAATAATTTGATTTATCTGACTCATAGCCACCTCCCTATTAATAGCATTTTAGCAGAAAGGAAAGTTTAAGTCAAGAATTTTTTAAAATATTTTTCAATATTTCATTTCTAATGATCAGCATTGTATCTTCTGGATTTATAGTAATGTATTTGATAGGAAAGTTAATAGTCACATGTAAGTTAGCGAAATTACGTATCCCATCAACTGTTGTGGAAAAGATGAACTCATCTTGATTAGGATTTCTAAGAAAAACAAATTTATAATTCTTAGGAATCATCACGATGTTTTGAACAAATCCTCTTAAATTAATTTGTTCCACTAATCTCAAAGTGTTCCTAATATCTTCGGGAAGTCTATTTGCTGAACTGCCTTTGGCCATAGCTTCAGCTACTATGCCGGCCATACCGCCATCAATTAATACGATATTTCCTAGTATATTTTTTTCTATAATTTGTTCTGCCTCTTGAAATTTATCGGCCACATTTTGAAGTGAATCGTCTTTTGTTATTTTGATTATATGAGTTTTAATTCCCATTTCTTGCAAATGAATTTTCAATAGGTTACATTGTACGGTTTTTCCAATACTTGAAGGCCCATCAATACATATTATTTTACTTTTATTTTTCATAAATATATATTACCACAATACTAATCTTTAATGTAAATCCTTAAAAACAGGAGAAAAAAGTGATTTTATCAGCCCGTCTTTTAAAAAATGTAGCAAATGTCAATCAGTGGCAATATACAGCTCAATGGAATTTAGCAGAAGGTCAGCCTTCAGAGGTTTATTTTCAGTTAGTAGATCTTGAAAAAGATCCCACAACACAAGTGTCAAAAGCTTTTCCTGATAATCCTTTGAGATATATCAGTTCAGCAACTTCTCTTTCAGCTCAAGTCTCATTTGATTCTTTAGATAATAGCGAAATAATTATTGTAAGCGCTATTCAACCATTCGCTAATGATAGATCTATTTTTAAATTAAATTTAACAGCAGCACAAATACCTTCTTCAGGAAATGTTAAATTCACAATTATTGAAGACTCAGTTTCTAGAAGTTTTATAGTAAAAAATGCAGTTATAGTTCAAATGTTAAATGTTGGTGGATGTTAGGAGGTTTTATGGCTGATTATACAGAATCAAAAGAATATGATCGCTTAGGCTATCCTGTTGAAGCAAAAGCGGTTTCGTCACTTCTAACAAGAGTTGAAGCCTTGATCACTCCAGAATTATTAAAGTCAAGATATTTGCAAGGAATTAATGTAAATGATTTTAATGATGAACAACTAAAAGACAGAATAGTCTTAGCGACAAATGATATAGAGCTTAAATTAGGTGTGCCGGTTTTTAAAGTTCAATTCAAAGAAAGACTTTCTTTTGATCGAGATCTTTACAGAGCTTTTGTTTTTGTAAAAACAAATAATGGCCCAGTATTAAGCGTTGAAAGTTTCTTAATTGAAAGCAGTAACGGAGAAAACATTTTTAAAATTCCTGCTACATGGCTCGAAATGGGCTTTGCTCACAAAAGACAAATTAATATTATTCCTATTTTGACAATTTTTGGAGCGGCAGGATTACAAGACGGACAAGCTTCAAACGCAGGTTTAATTTTCATTAGAGCTGTTAGTAATTTCCATTGGATGCCAGCTTTCTACAGTATAACTTATACGGCAGGTATCTGCAAAGATGAAAGCTCTGTTCCTGTTTTGGTAAACGATATCATAGGAATGACTGCAGCTATAGAAATTTTAAGTCAAAAGCAATCTCAAATTTTATACACAAGTCAATCAATTAGTCAAGACGGAATTAGTCAAGGTTCTTCGGGTATGGGGCCAAATACATATAAGCCAAGAATTGACATGTTAATTGCCGATAGAGATGCTAAGTTAAAGAAATTAAAGGCTGAGTGGCATCAAAAATATTTCCTAAGTAACATATAATTTGTTGACTGACCTATTGAAAATATGGTATAATTTCAATAGGAGAGGTTTGTATGTACCGTAAAGTGTTAAAAAAAATTAAAGAATCAAAAAAAGCTGAACAGCTTGCTTTTGATTTTTTCAAGACTGAAAGCGATAATTCTGTTATGGACAGAAAACCGCATGTTATATTTTCAGCGGAAAATCCTGCTGTAGAGCCAAAATTTAATATGTCTCATGAAGATACAATAAATTTTTTATTAGGCAAAGGATTAAGACCTCAAGAAGTTAAAGGTGTTTGGAATGGAGTTCCTGAAAGATCTATCTTAGTACATAACCCTTCAAAGGGCGCTATAAAACATCTAAAAAAATTAGCTAGAAAATTAGGTCAAGAAAGCATACTGGTGTCCGATGGAGCTTACCATGAGCTTCATTATATCAATGGAAAAGATCAGGGAAAACATAAAGCTGGACAGGGAACAGATTTTCTTTCCGATAAAGAAGGCGAACCTGTAGCTTATACTGAAATGGAACATGAAGGCGTTCCAGTAAAGTTTCTTCACAATATAGCCGATGAATTTTCTAATAATCCCCCAGCTCTACTTATTCCTTCAACGGATACAATTAATAAATCTGAAGATCAACAGGAAATGATTTTTCCTAAATATCGATCTTTAGAAAAAAGCCATAAATTAAATGATAGTCCAGAAAAACTAAGCGATATTAAATTAATACATTATTCTCCAAATAAAAATATTAAAACTTTAAATCCTGAATATCACGGATCAAGAAAAATAGGGGAAGAAGCAAAAAGAGGAAAGCCGTCAAATCCGATGACTTTTTTCTACTTATCTGGAAGCAAGCCAGAAGATCTTGTTACTAGTGGAGTTAAGTCTAAATACGTCACTAGTTTAGGGGATAAAAGATTATATGATATCGGATCTGATCCTGAAAACATTTATGGAATAGCTAAGCAAAAGGCTGATCAAAAACAAATTAATCAAGGCGTAGTAACTACAGACGATTTACATAATGAAATTAGAGGGGCTGGATATCACGGGATTTATAATTCAAAACATCCAACTATGAATAATGTGGTGGGAATGTTTGAGCCCATGAATGTTGAAGAAGAGCATGATATACATCCTTTAGATTTTAAAGTTGCAAGCCATAAAAATTTTAATGTTCAGCATAATCCTGATGAAAGCACTAGAGAGGCCGCGTCTGCTCACGGAGTTAATCCTCATTTTTTACATAAATTAATAGGAAAAATAAAAAATGACTAGTCACAAAAAACCACATAAAATATTTGACAAAGAAGGGAATGGTTCTTTAAATGAGGCTATTGCTCATATAAAATCCCCTTCTTTTACAGAAGAAGAGTATAAAGATCTCCTATTGGGCAATTACAATCTCTCAGATAATATTTATAGAAATAAAGAAAAATTATTAGATGCAATTTTAGAATCTCCTTATAATGAACCGAATACTAATTTTCTATTATTTAGAGATGCAAATAGAAATGAAAGCCAACATCTTAATTATAATTCTTTAATTCGAGAAAATGCAGCTAAAAAAATAAAGTTTGGAAACCATATTCACCAAGCCATAGCAGAAGCTAATATCAGTCCAAATTTGGATAGCTGGACTGTCGAAAATTCTATATATAACAATGAAAATATTACTAAGCCTCAAATAATGAAAATTATGCAGGATAATCCTGATATTTCTCATAAATTTATATCTAATCCAAATGCTGATGATCAAGTTATAAATCATTATCTATATAATTTAGGCGTTAAAAACTCAGTTCCTAGTGATGTCCTAGATTCATTAGAAGATAAAAACATATCGCCAGATATAGCGGAAAAGATATTAAATTCTAGCCATAAAAATATGGGCGTTCGCAATTTAAATAAATTTTTAGAAAAAATACCACAATCTTCCGCAAAAAAATTTATAGATAAAAAACTAGGAATAGAAGGCGGACAAATTGACGATGAAGATAAATCTTCTCCTGAAGAAAATTGGAGTAACTGGAAAGACGGCAAAGAATATGACGGTGGATTAGCTAATAAGTTAATTCAAAGTAAATTTCTTGACGATGATCAAGCGGAACATGTTAAAAGGCACGGCAGTTTAGAGCAAAGAAGACATCTATACGAAAACGAAAACATAGACCCTAGACATGGCGTTGAAATGTACAATAAATGGGCCAATGATGAAAGCGATCATGGATATGATTCTGAAGAATATAAAGACCATCTAATGGATGAATCGGAAGATAATGATGATTATCATCTCTATGAACAGGCTAGAGAAGAAGCGGAAAGTAATTACAGTGTTAGAGATTATCTTGATAATAATGGTATAGATTTTTCTAGAACCGATGGCCGCGGAAGAGCCAGAAGCGGTATTTCGGATGAGACCGTAGAATTAGCACAAGAAATTATGGACGAAGCTGGGCATGATTGGGAACACGATAATCCCGACTACGATAAAGAAGAAGCCGATAAATGGCAAAAGCTAATAGAAATTTCAAATAAAAATAATGGAGAGTTTAACAGAAATCACATGATTTCTGTTGGTTTAGATCCTGATGATAAAAATTTTAGATATGATTTATCAGATCCTGAAGATACTTTAAGTACAAGTGATATTGACGAACATATTAAAGATAATGAACATCTTCAGCCTAGAATAGATTATTCAAACTCATCTAACTATAATACGGAAGATCATCCAGAATATGAAGACAGATGGGATAACGCTTTATCAGAAGCTTCAGATAAAATTAATGAAGAATATAGAGACGGAACCAGAGATATGCCCGATTGGGTTTATGATGGACATGCCGATGCTATAGCGGATGATATTAGTGAAATTCAAAGTAGATTAAAAAAAGAAAAATTTGAAAACGCTCACGAAGATCCTGAATTTGTACCAAAACATTTACATGAACACATCCCTGAAGTCAAGAATTTTAATGAACTTAAAAGAAAAAAAGAAATTGAAGCTGGATATGCTAAGGGTCGAGAAGAAGAAGAAAAAGCTTCTGATTTATTAAATCAAGCCATCCCTAATCGTGAGCATGAACATAGCTATGGAGAAGGTCTTCATCATCATGAAATGCTAAAAGAACACGCCGATAACAACAAGGGCTCAATAGATATTGGTACTATGAATAAGCTTTACCCTAATTTAAAAGAAGATTGGAAAAAGATTTTTAAAGATAAAGGAAAATTATCTTCACAAGAGATTGAGCAAAAAATTCAAGAAATTCCTAAGACAAAATATAGAATTTCGTATAGAGACTGGAAAGGTATGCAGAATACCAACGAAAGACCTCAAGTTGTTTTTAGGTTAGACCATTCGCCAGAATCTTATCAGGAAATTCATAAAGATCCTAAAGTAAAAGAAACTTTTGAAAAAGTTCAAGACGCCTCTATGAGAAGTGGACATCCAACCACTAAAAATACAATCGCATGGTCTAGGGTAGACACTACAGATCCTAAGCACTGGTTTGTAGATGAACTACAATCAGATTTTGGCTCTTCAATGAGAAGAGCTTTAGAACAGCAAGCCGGAGAAAGTGGGCACGATCCGAAACAAGTAAATGAAAAATTAGAACATTTAAAAACAGTAGAAGCCGCTCATAAAAATTGGCGTGAAAATTTGATGAATCTTATTATTAAAGAAGCCAAGAAACATGGAGTACAGAAAATAAGTACGCACTCTCCAGAATCTAAAGCCGCCCATACCGGAGCGGGCAAAGTTCATACTGTTTATGAAGATTCTTATAAAAAAGTCCCTAGAAGAATGGGCTTCGTACAGTCCCGCCCTGAGACTTTGCCTTTAAGTGAACAAGGCAAAAAAGTATTTGAAAGAGAAAGAAGTGCTGATGATTCTAACTTGTTTAAAAATTTAAAACAAGGCTTTAATCACAGTTTAGGGATGTCAGTAGCCCATTCAAAATTAGCTGAACAATCTCCTGAAAATAAAGAAGCTCATGAGCAAAAAGCTCAAGAACACTGGAATCTTGCTTCAAAATTCAAAGAAAAAGCAGCTCAATTAGACCCTACACACCCTATTAGAAATCTAGCAGGACAAAAATTAAGAGATTATGCTCAAGAAGCTTTTGATTATAGTTACCATCCAGACATGGTTACTAGGGCCGAAAGAGGCGGAGCTGATTTTATGCAATTAGCATCTGATCCTTCTAAATTACACAATCCGTATGCCGAACATTTAGAAACAAAAACAGCCAACACCGCTCACGCTTCGCACACTCTGGATTTAACACCAAGTAAAATAGCCAAAAATTTAGAATTAGCTTCTACCTTAATAAAAACAGAAATTCTTATGGTTAAAGCTTATTTGACAAAAAGCGAAAAATTAGATATATTAATAGAGATAAGAGATCAAATTTTAAAAGACATAGGTTTTTAATATGGATAAGCTAGAAAAATTTGAAGAAATTTTAGCTCAAATCATTAAAACAGAAAATGAATATGAGTATTCTCATTATATGTCGCCTACAAACGTCCTACATATTACCGCTAGACATAAAAATGGCGACGTAGTTGGTAGGGCTCAATTTTCTCACGATAAGACTACAGATAAAGTTTATGCTGCTAACAGAAAAGAATTTAAATTAAGAGGTCTTATTCCTGAAAATTCTGAAGTTCATAAAGAGCATAGAAATAAAGGCGTTGCAAATAGAATGTATAGACTGGCTAGTCAAATTATGGGTCAGCCGGTAAAAAGACCTCCCAAGGAACATCAGACAGAAGACGCTCAAAAATTCTGGCAAAGCAAAGGGTCTGAGTTTGGTAAATCTGAGGATAGCCCATCTGCCCCAAAACAGCTAGGTCTGCCTAGAGTAAAGCTTAATCCTGAACACGGAAAGGCTATTGCTGACGCTTATCATCAAATGAAACACGATCCCAATCATCCTGAAGTTAAATCCGCTTATGATGCTTTAAAAAATGAGACAAAACAACAGTTTGACACCATGCTTAGTCATGGGATTAAGGTTTCTGTGATGAAACACGGTCAGGATAATCCGTATAAAAGCTCCGATGATATGCACAGGGATTTGGAACAAAATAAACATCTATGGCTTTATCCTACAGATAGCGGTTTTGGAACGACAGAAGGAGATCATAAAGACCACCCCTTACTTGAGCCTACGGGGCGCTCCATAGGAGATCATAAGCTACTGGCTAATGACGAATTCAGAGCAGTACATGATTATTTTGGGCACTTTTTAAATGGTAAGGCAAAATTCGGACATAAGGGAGAGCATCAGTCTTACTTAAAGCATAAGCGAATGTTCTCGCCTTTAGCCTCAAAAGCTTTAGCTACAGAAACGATGGGTCAAAATAACTGGGTTGGGTACGGCCCTTATGCTGAGCATAATAAAAAGTATCCTGAAAAAACAAAATTTGCTGAGCAAAAAGCGGGACTGCTGCCTGATCATATTATAGATGGGGATTGGCATAATGAAAAATAGAAAGTGGACAATTGAAAAACTACAGAAAGAAGCGGACAAGTACTATAGGAGAGTTGATTTTCAAAAAAACAGTAATGGAGCATATTTGTCCGCTTGCAGATTAGGAGTTTTAAACTCTGTCTGCTCCCACATGGAACCTCCAGCTACAAAAAAGTACACTGACGAGGAAATTTTTGAGATAGCTAAGAGATACACTAGAAGAACTGATTTTCAAAAAAACAGCAAAGCCTATGCTTCAGCTTTTTCTAAAGGTAAAGATTTCTTAGACTTAGTATGCTCGCACATGGAAGTGATAAAACGACCCAAACATACAATTGAAACGGCTAGGCAGGATGCTTTAAAATACAAAACAAAAAGAGAGTTTTGTGTAAATGACGCCGGTTCATATTTGGCGGCCTTAAAAAATGGCTGGATAAATGACATTTGTTTGCACATGGTACGTAGCAAAAAAGGAAAGGCCTCAAAACAAGAATTAGTCATATTGAGTATATGTCAAGAACTCTATCCTTCGGCAAAAAGCAAAGTGTTTAAAAACGAAACCCCATCTAAGTACCGTCAAAAATTTTACGAATTGGATATCTATATACCAGAAATCAAAAAAGGTATAGAATTTGACGGTGACTACTGGCATTCTATCGAGGTGTTACAAAAAACTAGAAAAATAAGCCGGGCGGAGGCGGAAAAATACCACGACAATAAGGATAGTTTTTTCGGAGAATTTGGAATTGAAATTTTACATATAAAAGAAATTAATTGGAAAAATGATAATCTATGGTTAAGAAGAAAGATCATGTCTTTTATTGATAAATTACCTGAATTTCCCGCCAGCAAGAAAGCGGAGTTCTATAGAAGAAATTCAGAAGAATACCTTGAAGAATTAAAAGGAATGGAAAATGAATAAAACTAAAATGCACCATAGAAGAAATACTTTAGAGTCTATTAAAGAGCTTAAAAAGCTTCCTTCTATTAATTCATTGTCAATTAATAAAGCGGAAGATGAAGAAGATTACATGCCGCCTGCAAAAGAAGAAGCGAAAGTTCGTGGCGCTTTAGAGAATTTACAACAAGACAAGCCATCTACTAAAGGTATTTTTTCTCGTATTTATAGTATACCTAGTCAAGATAAAATGGAAAGCTCAAAAAGAGCTATGAAATCAGGTCAAGTACCTAATACTGTAAATGTTTATGGATCTCACTATCCCGTGGTAAGATTATTAGGCGACGATACAGTTTTAGTCCACACTTCTCAGTATGGAAATGATGGAAAAACTGAAGAGCTTTTATCTAAAATCGCAACACATCTTCCTGATATTTTTCCTAACCATAAAATAATTGAAATCAACCATCCAGATTACACACATTCAGCTAAAATTATGAGAATAGGTAATCCAAAACATATTGCTGATTACCTGCAAAGAGCTGCTCAAAATCATCCTGATGAAAATTATCGACTTCATGCTCAGGACGCTCATGAACATTTAACAAAAATGAAAAAAGGCCAATTCACTAAGCCTATTCATGAAAAAAGAATGGCAGAAGAAGGTTGGGATGCTGATAAAAATATGCAAATTAGAATTGACCGTTTGCATAGATATTTAACATCAATAGGACTTAGTCCTGATATAGCCGCGGAAGGAGGAAGAAATCTAGCCTCTGCTTCTCCTACTAGTATTACAATCAATAAAGAAGGAGATCCTCACGATCAGCAAGTTGTTCATGAGGCGGCCCATGCAATGCTCACTCCTCCTAAGACTAGTGTTAAAGAGTATCAACAATTTATAGGTAAACCTGGTTTGCAAGGAAAGCTTAGGGCATCGTCTTTTAGAAATGAAATGAAAGAAATGCACGGCGGAGGTATGCCGGAGCAAACTACTCACCACATGGAAGCTGGAATCAGAAGAAGAGCCGGTATAGAGCCTTTTAGAAGTCCTGAAAGAGGGGTCAAAGAATCAAGTGCTGAAGAACAGTCTAGAAAATTTGCAAAAGAAAAATTAAAGAATTTCGACGAAGGCTTAGAATCTTTTGATCCTTTTACTGGAGAAAATACTATAGGCTCAAGCGCCAATGCTTTGATCAATGCTAAAGTAAGAGTAAAAAAAGACCCATCTGCAAGAAATAAGGGTATGTTTGAAAATGTTAAGAACGCCTTTAAGCAACGTAAAGAAGCTGAGAAGAAAATAACTTCCTATGACGATATGGATTTGGCGGCTAGTGAAAAAGACGTTAGCAAATCTAGTCTTGAACATCCTCGCGATTATTATAAAAGACAAAAAGAACAGAAGCAGAAAGAGGCTGCCGCAGAAAAAAAAAGAATTGAAAGCGGAGCTAAGAAACCTCTAGACGCTGCTATGGAAAAGTTAAAGATTCAAAATCCTCCTGAGATAAAGAAAGGTGAAAACGGAGATTGGAAAAAAGAAGGACACACTCTTCATCATGAGGCTTGGAATGATGATAGACCTAATTTCCATCCTAAAACTCATGATTTTAAAGTTACAGCTAAAGACAAAGATGGAAAAGTTGTAGGCTCCGCATCTTTTACTCACGAAAATAAAAATATAACACCTGTTCTTTCTTTAGTAAATAAAGAGCATAGAAGAAAAGGCATCGCTTCAGGAATGTATGAACACGCCCAGAATTTAAGCGGTAAAAAAGTAAAGCCGTCCGACCAGCAAAGTCTTGATGCTAGGAAGTTGTGGGAGGCAAAAGATAGAAAATTTGGAAAATCTGAGAATGATCTGGCTAAAGATAAGTTAGCCGCTAGTGAAAAAACTAAATCTAACCTAACAAAAAATTACAATGTCGGCATGTCTTTAAACGAAGAGACAGCGCCTCTAATGAACAGATTTGAAGACAAATTCTTTCTTCCTTCTTCTAAGTTTCAAGAATTTGTTAATGCTATAAGTAAAAAATTAAAAGAAGGCGATAGCGATACGTCTGTTAGATTCAATACAAATAGAACAATTTATTTAGATAATAGGGATCTAGACTCTTTCCGAGATAACCTAGAGGATATCAAGCCTAGATTTAAAGTGAGAATTAGACAGTATAAGCCAAACAATGACAAATGGGAAAATACTGCTTATATTGAGCTTAAAATAAAAACAGAAGATGGGTTTACTAAAAAAACTAGAATACGTATTTATGCGTATATGATCGATAGTATATGTAAAGGTCAAGAAATAAAATCCGATAAAATGATTGAGCTTATCAATAAAGATATTACTAAAATGGAACTATGGCAAAGAATTACGGCTATCAATACGATTATTCAAAAATATGGAATGCGTAAACAAACAATAGTGGAATATCACAGAAGGGCTTATTCTGGTAAAAATGTCAGAATCACAATTGACGATAGTTTAAAATACTACAGTTTTAATCCTATTGATGAAAACACTGGTAATGCTATATTAAATTCTGATAAGTGGAAAAAAATATATAAACCAGTTAAACAGATAACTAATAATGATATATTAATTCTAGAGATTAAACATGAGGGAAAAATTCCAGAATGGATACAAAATTCTCTTAAAAAATTAGACATTGAACCAGCAAAATTTTCAAAATACTGCGCTTCAATTGCTACCTTCCTTAAAAATGGACATAAAGATAAGGGAGTTATTCAAAGACAAAAAATGTCTTTTGATTCAAACAAACTACTTAACATATTAAAATCAGAAGAATCCGATTTAACTAAAGGTAGCCTTCAAAGAAAGATGGGTAATCCTAAAGAGCAGCTAAAACCAAACGAAGGTGGCTCTATGATAGCCTGGGCGGAAGGTAGCGATGTTGGATCAAGAGAAGATATCCCAGAGGCTTCGTCAAAAGCTAAGCAAAGATTTTTCCAAAAATTACACGCTCAAACTCAAGTCAAAAGACACCCTAAAACTGGTGAAAGAATGTTTCTAATGCACAGAGGAGTAGCCTATAATCCTATGAACAGGATTTCTCACGAATTCAACAAGACATCTTGGACACCTAAATATGACGAGGCTCTTGGTTTCGCATCGGCAGATTATGACGATGAAGGAAGCAAAGATCGAGTCTATTCAGCTTGGATACCAGAGTCAGCTATTCATAATTATATAAATAACGCGATAACAGATGAGGACGAGGCTAATGACATGCCGATTCATGAGCAAGAATATATTGTAAAGCCTCATGATTTTATTTATGCTGAAAAAGCTCCCTTGTCTACAAGTCAAAGAATTAATGCTAGAATAGGCCAAAGAAACAAAATAGATAAACTTTATCCTGAAAAAGGCGGGGATCAAGATATCGAGGGTGTAACGACTAAGCAGGACATGTATAGGGAACTTAATAAAAAACCTGAAAAAGTTAAGTTAGTAAAATCAGAAGGATTGCCTTACGATAACTGGACACATAACTCTGATCAAGATATTGAAAATGAATATAATTGGGAATATAAAAATCACTGGGATCATACTCATTTATTCCCTACTTTAGATCATTTTAAAAATGCCGTTAAAAATGCTAAAGTAGTGGAAGTAACTCCTCAAATGAATCAAAAAATCGGAAATCGTTCAAATACTTCGTCAATAGACGAGTTAAAAGATATGACTTCCCGATATCAATTTCCTAGAGATGTTGACAGGATAGTTCATGGATTTCATAACAATCATCCTATTCCTCATCCTATTGTAATTAAACATAAAGGAAGATATAATGTGATGAGCGGGAATACAAGAATGGACGCCGCTTTTTTAAATGGAATTAATCCCAAAGTAGCTTTACTAGATTTAGATCAAAAAGAAGAAGATGTAAATAAATCAGAAAAAATAAATAACAACTTAGCTAAAGGTTCGTTTCAAAGAAGAAATCCTACCAGAAAAAAAGATATTTCGCAAGAAGATTTAAACAATACCGCCCAATGGATTAATGCGACTTCAGGATATAGCCACAATCCTTCGCAAGAATATAAAGAAAAAAGAAATTTAATTGGTAAAATGCCAGATAAATTTTTAAATAGATTAAAACAAAAAATAGGATCTTTAACGCATATTAAAAAACATCCTGAAACTGGTGAGCTTCACGCTTTGTTGCATAGAGCTATGAGTCAAAGAGAATTTGATAAATATCATAAAGATGGAATTTTAAATCACCATGATACACAAACTTCTTGGACTACCAATAGAGGGCTGGCAGAAGCTTTTGCTGATGATTATGATAGATCAGTTGAAGACAATCCTAGTAAAAAAATCGTTGCTTCAGCTTGGGTTCCTTTATCTTCTATAGTATCTGCGCCTTTTATAATTCCTAAAGTTACCGATAGTAAACATACCGATATTTTTCAGAAAGCTCCTAGAAATGAACACGAAATAATTATTGGATCTAACCATAACTCTATGGTAACAAATAAAATACCTAAAACTCCTAAAGATACTCTTGGAGAACGCTCTAAAAGTTATAAAGAGAATAAATGGAATCATAATATGATAAGTAGGCAGAATAAAGACAATGATCTAGCTGCTAACGAAAACTCTGAAGTTGATTTGACTAAAGGTAGCCTTCAAAGAAGAAATCCTTTTAATCCTATGTCAAAAGAATCTCAAGAAATTAGACAAAAACAAAGAGAATGGACTCATAAAGTCCCGTGGGATCATACGGGAAAAGGAAGAGAAACATTACCTAAAACAAAAGACGCAGCTCGTTTACGAGCTTTAAATAAGTTAGCCAAACAAACACAAGTCCGTAAACACCCTGAAACCGGTGAGCGTTTATTTCTTATGCACAGAGGAATGGGTCGTAAAGAATTTGATAGAAATAATAAAGATGGCAAAGCCGCATACGAAAAAGGGACTAGAACAAGCTGGACTTCAGATCACGGTACAGGTGTGTTTTTTGGTAGTAAAATTCCTACCATGCCCGTTGGTGAACACGAAGCGACTGTTTCTGCTTGGATTCCAGAATCATCTTTAATACATTCCCCTAATCAATTTAATTCTCCCGACCCTAATAATGAAAATAAAAGATCTCGTTTTGAATCTATAGAGCAGGAATGGATTGTAGAACATAATCAGCCTTTTTTTCATGCTCACTCTGATCTAATAAATCAAAACATAGCAGACGATGAAATAAAATTTGTTACGCCCGATCATCCATTAAAAAATCCGGAAGCCATATCAAAAATTAGGCAGGAAAAACTTAAAGATCAAATCAAATATAGACAAAATTTATCTCCTGAAGAAAAAAGAATAGCAGTACAAAAGCAAATTACCGAAAGACCTCAGACTTTCAATATGCCTAAAAAAGACATGGCTAATATTAAAACTCAAAAATTAGCTGCTTCTGAAAATACTGAATTAGATTTAACTAAAGGCTCTTTACAGCGAAGAAATCCTTTTAATCCTATGTCAAAAGAAGTTCAGGAAATTAAAGATAAACAAAGAAAATGGACTCATGAAGAAAATAGAGATTCTAGAATTGATTTACCTAGAATAGAAGACGCAGCTCGTTTACGTGCTTTAAATAAACTCGCTAAACAAACTCACGTTCGTAGGCATCCAGAAACTGGTGAAAGAATGTTCCTGATGCACAGGGGAATGGGGCATGAAGAATTTCATGGTGCTAATAAAGACGGTAAAACTACACATAAAAAAGGAGCCAGAACAAGCTGGACGCCTAGATATGATGTAGCTGAAGAATTTGCAACTACTGCCGAAGGCGATAAGATATTTAACGCTCCTAAAGGTGCTAAAGTTGAAAATATTATATCTGCTTGGATTCCAGAATCATCTCTAATACATTCTCCTAATCAATTCAATGCGCCCTCTAAAGAAAATCTAGAAGCAGATAAAAAATTCAATCAATTGTTAATAGAAAATAATAAAGAACCTCTTAAAACCGGCAGATCTCCCACTGAAAAAACCGAAAAAGAATGGATTGTAGAACACGGTTCCGAAGGTTTTCACCATGCTAATTTAGACGCTTTAGCAGAACAAAATAAACAAGACAATAAAATAAACTCAAGAGCTGGTAAATCTGGAGACAAAGCCTCTTATAGGGCTAAAAGTCTCAAACAATTAGCAAAACCAGACACATATCAAGGTCAATACGGCTGGATAGGAGAGCAGAAATTAGCCGCTAGTGAAAAGATCCAGACGGAAGCTTTATGTCCTGAAGCTCTTGATAATGACTTGCAAAAGCCTTTTAAATCAAAAGCCCAAAGAGCTTTCCTGTACGCTCATCCAGAGAAGATCGGCGGAAAAAAAGCGCTTAAAGAGTGGGAAAGTAAAACCCCTAAAAACATACCTAGAAAAGTTAAGAAAAAGAAAAAATAGTGGTAATATTATGGTATGAGCATAAGAAAATGTGTTTATACTAATACTGAATCTAAAGCCAAGGACTCTGTCATACCTAAATCCTTGGCTGATAAAGAAGTCTATAATTGGACACTAAATCTACCTTGCTCAGAAGAATACTTAAAAACAAAACAAAATCGATTGCCTACAGAATTAGAAATGCAAGCTAATGAGGTTTTTCATTTATTAGAACTTGCTAAACTCAGGGTAAAGTACTATGAAATTAAACTTCAAGAAATTCAAAATAAAATAGGGTTTAAATCTTCAGAGTCTAAAGTTGAAAAACAAGATAAAAAGAAAGATCGCGAAATAGAGCAGATG